GAAATGGCGAAGAAGATTAAGTTGAAGCCTCAACAGGTCAAGAATACTTTTACTATCTTCGTTAAGGCAACCCTAGAGAATCCAACATTCTCCAGTCAGGTGAAGTCTGAGTGTACCTCAAAGTCTCCAAATTTTGGGAGTAAGTTCGAAGCACCTAAAAGTTTTATCAAGAACGCTCTCAAGACTGGGATCGCTGATGAACTCCTGGCACTCTCCAGGTTTAAGGAGATGAAGGAACTCCAGAAGTCTGATGGTGCTCGCAAGTCTACTATTACTGGTATCCCCAAGTTGGATGATGCTAATAAGGCGGGAACCAAACATTCGAAGGAGTGTACACTCATTGTAACCGAGGGTGACTCAGCAAAGACTTTGGCGGTCGCTGGTCTCTCGGTGGTTGGTAGAGACCACTATGGTGTCTTCCCTCTCCGTGGTAAGTGTAAGAATGTGAGGGATGTCTCTGTGTCGCAACTCACATCGAACCAGGAGTTCAATGACCTCAAGAAGATTTTGGGTCTCCAACAGGGTAAGGACTACAAGGATCTCTCAGAGCTTCGCTATGGACGCTTAATGATCATGACAGATGCTGATAACGATGGGTCTCACATCAAGGGTCTTATCCTAAACATGATTCACTATTTCTGGCCGAGCCTCCTCAAGCTCAACTTTGTGGTGAGTATGGTGACACCAATCATCAAGGCGACAAAGGCTTCACAGACCAAGTCTTTCTACACTGACTCCGCGTTTAGGACCTGGTATGGTGATGGGAAGCCAGGGTGGAAAGTGAAGTACTATAAGGGTTTGGGTACTTCTACATCGGCGGAGGCTCGTGAGTACTTCAAACAGATTCAAGACTTGACTGTTCGATTTGATATGGATAAGATGACAGATGCCTCGATCATCCTCGCTTTTGACAAGAAGAAGGCGGATGCTCGAAAAGTTTGGCTTCTTGAGAATACTGCCAAAGATGCTAACCAACTTGAAGTACCCTATGGGAGTGTGAAGCAGTTGGACATCACAGACTTTGTGCATAAGGATTTGGTGAACTTCAGTCTCGCTGATCTCAAGCGTTCCATCGCGCACATGGCTGATGGTCTCAAGCCATCCCAACGCAAGGTTATGTTTGCATGCTTCAAGAAGAATCTCAAGGATGAGATGAAGGTTGCCCAATTGGCAGCATTTGTGGCGGAGAAGAGTGCTTATCATCACGGTGAAGTTTCTTTGGCGGATACGATCGTAAAGTTGGCGAATGATTACACAGGGTCTAACAATATCAATCTTTTGGAGCCTTGTGGTCAATTTGGTACGAGGCTTATGGGTGGTAAGGATGCGTCCCAAACGAGGTACATCTTCACGAAGCTTACCAAGGATGCGAGGAAACTCTTCGATCCCAGGGATGATGCAATTCTCAACTACCTGGATGATGATGGTCGCTCCATCGAACCCGACTTTTACATGCCAACACTCCCTATGGTCTTGGTGAATGGGACAGAAGGGATTGGTACAGGTTTCAGTTGCTATGTACCACCTTTCAACCCTGAGGATATCAAGGCGAACATCAAACGGATTTTGAGTGGTGAGGAAATCGTCGCTATGCGACCCTGGTTCAGGGGTTTCAAGGGGGTGGTACACAAGGAGGAAGACACATGGATGATGGAAGGTGTATGGAATTGGTCTGGAACCAATATTGTGGTCACTGAATTACCACCTGGACGATGGACCCAAGACTATAAGGAGTACCTCGACGGTCTCGTGGAAAAGAAGATGATTGGGGGGTACACCAATAACTCTACCACAGATGATGTTCATTTTGAAATCATGGACTATGCAGGGAAAGATTTACTCAAAGATCTCAAGTTGAGAAAGACCTTCCGTGTATCAAACATGCATCTCTTTCACCCAACGAAGGGTATTCACAAGTATGCGAGCCCCGAGGAGATTCTCAAAGACTTTGTGGAACTCCGTACAGAACACTATAAGAAGAGGAAGGCGCACCTCATCGATGTGCTTCAAAAGAAGACTGAGATGTGTAGCCACAAATCAAAGTTTGTTTCTATGGTCATCGAGGGTAAACTCGTGGTATTCAAGAGGAAGAAGCAAGACTTGGAGGATGAAATGTCCTCAACCTTCCCGAAGATTGATGGGTCATTAGACTACCTTCTCAATATCAGGACTGTTGAGTATACAGACGAGCGCGTCAGGGCGCTTATGGATGAGGCGAAACAGGCGAACGAGGATTTGGAGAAGATGATGAAGATAAGTCATATCACGATGTGGAAAAATGATATTAAAAATATGTAAGTAGTAGATAGATATGGGTGAAGCCGCTAAGATTTCCCTAAAGGCTATTGGAAAGCAAGATACACACCTTCTTTCCAAAGACCCTGAAGAATCATTCTTTAATTACAAAGAAGATAAAAGACATTCTGAATTTAGAAAATATCACAGAAGTCGTGTTATCGTCAATCCCAGACCTGATGAAGTAGGTGACAATTGGCCTTTTGGACAGACGATTAAAGTTGAGTTTAATCCACAGAACATGGGGGACCTTTTGAGTAATATGTGGTTAAGTGTGAAAATGCCCGGTCTTCGAAATCCAACTGTTGGAAACTATGCAGATCAATTGGGTCGTCACATTCTCAAAAGTATTACATTGTATGTCGATGATATAGAAGTTGAGAAGGTTCATGATGATTGGGGTGTTATATATGATGAGCTTTATTTAGAAATTTCTGAAAAGGTTGCAAATAGGTTTCTTATAAATAGAAATATTGGTTACGATGACTCTACAGTGTATCCCGCACTCGCTCAATATGATTCAGATCTTACAATCCCACTTCACTTCTTTTTCTCGAGAAAGTTTGCCAGTGATGAGTATTCCTCTAATAAACCAAATCGCCCCTACTTCCCCGTTTGTGCGATACATAAACAGAAGATTGTATTTGAATTAGATTTTCATAAGCAGTCATTCTTTACGGATAGAACGCAACTCATTCACCTCGACAACTTTAAATTAATAACTGAAGAAATCACTGTCAATCCAGATGAACGAGGATATCTTGCAAATGAGAGACAAACATTTATCACAGATCTCGTTAGAAAACATCCAACAACTGTTAGTGAAATTGGGAAAGATACTATTCGAACAAATTTAGTTCCGAACATACCTGTGAAATGTTTTCATTGGTTTTTGAGAAATACACTCTATGAGAATGAGAATGTAGCGATTGGTGATGCGAGTGATACAGAGAACTATTACTCTCAAAATCGTTTCAACTTTTCTTCAAATGTAAACTTTGATGAAGTTCAAACATTTTTTGAACCCATTTTGGAACATGCAAGTTTTTACATCAATGGTAACAAGTTACCAAATGTTTCCAATACAAATCATAGTTATTACAAGTATCTTATTCCTTTCAGAAATAGACTTGCGAGACCGTTTAGAAATATATATACATATAGTTTCTCGATGAATCCGGTAAATGTGGAACCATCGGGGAACTTGGATTTTAGTCAGATACAGTCAGAAAAAACGTCTATAGAAGTGAAATTGGATACACGCGTGGGATCATTGGTAGATGTGACAACAAAAACGTACTCTTTACAGATGTACTACACAGGATATCAAACATTCATATTTGATAAGGGGTTTATGTCAGTTGCTTACTAAACAATGAACCCTTGTTGGTAGAGATGTAGTCGATTATATTATTTTTAATACACCATTTGATGAAGTTCAACTGTGCCAAGGTTGTTTGGATTTCATGAGATGTACCCGGAACTTTATAAGGAAACTTTTCAGAACGACAGAATGGGTCAAATAATTTTTTACTATATCCATCGAGACTTGATTTATATGCACAGTGTACAGTGAAATACTTTCCATCTTTTGTAGTGTATGAAATGTTATTTTTTTTTGCATAGTTTGTGATGAACCACTCCAGATTTCGGAGTGATATACCCGTAGATTTATTCAAAATGTTCATTAATTTAGATCGGTGTTCTTCTTCGTTATAGAATGTGTTAATTGATGTTAGTAGAATACCACTTTTACTCATTACTGAGTATAGAACCCAAATCTATAAGCTCTTTTGAATTCTCACAACCCGGACATCCCCTAACATACATTTTTTCAGGACCATGTGTATGCAGATTCGAACTTGAAAGTGATCTCATTTTGATATTGTTGCCTTGTGTTACGTGATGTCTACAATATCCTCCGTCATTTGCCCGGAACAAACATCGTTGCCCATTCGATTTCGTACCTTTACAAAGTGATATAGCCGAGACAACTGGAAGATCCCTCAAAAGCATGTCAAGTGGAACCGCATGCTTCTTTGAAATGGTCTCAGCATATTCTCCTAACAAAGTGCTCACGCGCTCACTCACTTCTTTCTCAAATAATTCCGTTAGTTTGATATGTAATGTCATTCCTTAATAGTATCTTGCTCGTATTTTTTAAATAGGTCTTCAATTGAATTTTGTTTAACCGCATCTGTTTTCAGTCTTTGTTTCAAATCTACAATCGTACCATTAAAATCTATATTTCGTTTTTTACACTCCTCAACAAGTTCACCTTTTTTCATACCACTAAATGTCGGTTCCTTTTTCTTTTTCGGAAGTTGGTGTTGAGAAATGATATCCCCAAAGATACTATGTTTCGGATTCTCAAATAATGGTTCAAGAAGATCACATACAGGATTCAAGAACTTGTTTACGAAATAATAATGGTAATCCACGGGAATGTTATGTTCTTCGACAAACACAGGATCTTCAGACTTTTCGAAAGCTCTCGCCTTTGGATCCCCCGTATTTACAAGTAAATAGGGTACACGATCACCAGATTGTGGTTCAGAACCAGGCTTCCTCTCTCGCATTTTACGAACTACTTGTACATGCGCTTGATTTATATCATTAATTCGAGAACTTGTAATAGAAACTGGTTCACCATTCACTTTGTAACTGTCTGATAAACCCTGACTTAACACTAATTTATCATTTGTTATATCCCCTGAAAGAAGTTCCATTGCTCTCGCCCGTGCAAGTTCCTTCGGTGGACCCGTATCACTCGACTCTAGAACGACATCTAATAATTCTTTACACACCGCACGGACATGTGGTGTGTTATCCCGTCGAACAACCTGAAGTCCTTTGATATCAATGTAGTCCATATGCATTTTATCATCTTTACCCTTTGTCCACAGCTTAGCTGCGTACCTCTTCTTCGAGTATAGGAAATAGGGCCAATAGACCTTCTCTAATTCCAAATTATTTGGTTTCTTGAAAAGGGCGCTACACTCCTCCGCTGCTCTCTCCCCAACTTCCCAACTGTACTCGACAGCTTCCTCACCTTTACGATCACCAACATCAAACTCTATCATCACTGAATCAGTATCACCATATCTGACCTTTGCACCAGGAAAATTCTTTTCCACATATGCTTTGGTTTCCTCGATCATCTCACGACCCCTACATGTTGTTGTAGATGCAATAGGTACACATGGAAGGATACCTTTACCAGCACCAGTAAAACCATACACAGAGTTCATAGAAATCTTATACGCCAATTGTTTACCATTATATACCTCCTTCATTCCACCAGTCGCCATTGCCATATCTTTTTTTGCTTTTTTACGAAACTGTTTAAGCTCCGCCAAAATGGCTGGTAAAAGACTTGAAACACCTTGTGCAAATTTGTATGTTCGGTCACCAATATTGAAGGTTTCATAAGTAACACCAGGGATATTACCATAACGCCTCTCATCCATCACATATGTCGAATAACAGAGATTGTGTGCCATCATAATAGAAGGATATAGGGCTTCAAAATCTAGAGCTGTGATAGGTGTATAATACGCACCTTTTTGGGCTTCGAGAACTGTGGCGCCTTCATAAGGCTCTTCCGGTAACGAACCATATCGAATTGTGGGAACCATGAAACCAAGTTCACGAGCTTTCTTTGTCAACTGACTGAACACCTTAATTTGCTGACCTCTTTCAACCAAGAAACAGAGGGGGACCCATGTCGCCTTCGCCATCTCTAAAAGGTTCAGAAGTGTACACAGTTTTTTTACAAGTTTGTGGGGAAGTAAAGTATCCTTGATACAGTATTGCGCAACTTCACCTAATTTAATCGGATCCCCTTCTTTGTAGCGAGCAAACATTTCTTTCGGTGACATGTCAATCTTTTGATCCCCGAGATACAACTTCGATACATTATTTAAACTATACGAATCAAGTTTGTATCCCTTCTTCACTTCATGAAACATATCGAAAATGAATCGTCCAGACATTGGGAGAAGTTTTAGGAAATTATCACCTAGGGCACTCGAACTCAACTTCTTCAGAGAAAGTTCACATGATTCATCTCGAAGTTTTCCAAGTTTATAAAAGTTTGAACTACAACCACAATACCGAGCTCTCTTATAGATGTATTCAAGATCAAATCCAAAAATGTTCCAACCTGTGAGAATATCTACATCCTTGTCATCGATATACTTCTTGAATGCTTCAAGCATTTCACGTTCAGTGTCAAAACTCACAACATCAGGACCCTCCGTTTTCTTATAACAGAGACATACCTTTTCGTAAGGTTCATCAGTCCCGAACTTACAAATTGAAACTGCAATCTGAAAACATGTATCACCAGCAACATTCGGGTTAGGAAACTTACCAGTGGAACTATTACATTCAATGTCAAACGACGCCACATTAAATGGAGCGATATCATCTCTATCAACAGGTTTCAGTGTAGTCCAGTCATTACACCACAAATCAATGTCAACTTTTGCCAGGTGAGAGCGAACACATTTATCACCAGTATCTAACCATCCAGTAGATTGAATTCCAGTTCGATGCATCAGACGGAGAACTGGGTCAAGATTAGATTCGTATACTTTTAGAAATTTACTCCCAGAAGAAAGATTAAGTGGTCTTCTCAAAAAGCTATCAACACGACGACGAGTTCCAAGATTCTTAAAATTAATTTTCATGAAGTAAAACTCCTCATTGTTTTGAAATCCCCATACATCCTTGGATTTTGACATTGAATATGAAGTTATACATTCAGGGCATTTATTACATAAAATGTTGTAGATTTCATTAATCGTTTGTTGAGATGTTCCAAAAGAAAGTTTTATAAAAAAGTAGGGATCAAATGCGGTTGTGACACAAACCGACTTACCATCTTCAGTCTTTCCGAAAATACTGACATGATGTTCTTCATCAGTATCTCTGGGCTCCCATGTCAGAGCCTGAAATACCACCATATGTTTATATTCAGGCAAATTTTTAATATCATTTATTAGTAAATGTCGGCTGCCTTAATTGAGCTCGTGTCAGTGGGTGCCCAGGATGTATACATCACAGGCGATCCCCAAGTCAGTTTCTTCCGTCAAAACTACAAACGCTACACCAACTTTGCCATGAAGCCTGAGCGAATGGATTACATCGGCACCTTCGGTGCTAATAACGAAATCGCTATACCTATTCGTTCAAAGGGTGACCTCATGAGCTACATCTGGATTGAGGATACTTTGGTTTCCAATGTGCAAAACAACCCCAATGGTCTTTTCTCTTCCACTGCTTCAAACCCTACCGAGTTTAGTCTGTGGATCGGTGGGCAGAAAGTGTCTCAAATGGACTCTCTCTTTATCCAGGGTGTATACAACCCCCTTATGCGTGACACCACAGCGAAGGCGTCTATGGCTGTCACAACTTCTACAATGAAGGCTAACCATGGTGGTGATCACTACATGATTCCCTTCTTTTTTGGTGAGGACTGGACTAAGGTGCTCCCCCTCGTGGCGCTCCAGTATCATGATGTCGAAATCCGTATCAAGTGTCGTGATGGATATACCCCCGTCGGTACGCCAAAGGTGTACGGTAACTACATGTACTTAGATACTGATGAGCGCAAGTACTTCGCGGACAGTGAGCACGAGCTTCTTATCACCCAAACACAGTATCAACCCGCAACGAAAACTGACACTGAGATTGATCTCAGCTACTTCAACCACCCTATCAAAACACTCCACCTCGTCTCGGGTAACACAGCTGGGGGTGACAACTGGGACAACGAATTCACTTTCGATAAATCTACCCTCTACATCAACGGTGTGCCATTGTTTGAAGATACTTCTCCAGTGTACCACCACACAGTCGTGCCCGAGATGCACTGCACTGACCTCCCCGACGACATCCTCACGGATCTTCCCACCTTCACATGGCCCTTCTGCCTCACCATGAGTAAAATGCAACCCACTGGTACACTCAACTTCTCCCGTATCGATAACGCTAAACTCACTATCACCAGTCCCACTGGTGGTAACCAACTTCACCGTATTTACGCGGTGAACTATAACATTCTCCGTATCAAAAATGGTATGGGTGGTGTTGCTTTCGG